GCTGTCTGGATCATCAGCTGACCGAACTTGTACGCTGCCACCATTAGCAAATGATACCAAGCGTTCGCCCTGTTTCACTTCTGTACCTGGTATTGATGCACCAATACGACTGATACTGCGCCACCCGACTGCTGCGAGCTTATAGCTGGGTGCGACCCACCAACTGCGACCACCTTCAAACGCTGCCTGCATACATTCCATAACGCCCAGCCTAGTCTTGCCCCATCTGCGTCCAGCAGACAACACCTTGAAACGTGCCTTGCTGTTATGCACTTCGGCTTGCCCTGTATGTGGTTTGGCATTCAATACTGTCTCATTCATCGTGTTCGCCATCCCAATTCACCACTAGTTTTATATCAGCACCATCTTTACCAGACATCTCAAGCCGTTGGTGATCCCCATACAATTCCCTGCGATGTGCTTTAAGTAAGAACTTAATTAGTCCGTCACTGTATTCTTGTGCCCTTTTCCAGGCTGTCATTTCCAGAATATCAACTGCATCTGCCAGCGCATTGTCCCAAGCCTTGCGGAACGTGGGTTGTTTTGATCTGGCACTATAAGCTGCTTGTCTGGTTATGTTAGCCTTCTGGCACGCTGCACGCACGTTACCTGACTGCCTCAGTGCCTCTATAAATGCTGGTTTCCAACCGTTCAGTTTAGCCATATTAGTGTCAAATCTGTAAACTCTTATTGTGAGCAAAAACCATACGTGCTGCTGGAAAATATGGATAATTTTCTACGTCAGGTACTGGTTGATGCCACACATCAAAGCCTACGTTGCGTAGGTTTTCTATTCGCTCATGAAAATTGGCCACTTTCCTGTCAACGTCGAAGTGATACTCTAAACATAATTTACGGATTGAACCTAACCATTCTTTTGCATTATCTAGCATTGCCATTTCAGAACCCTCTACATCCATTTTCACGCCATCTGGCACGTGTTCGTTCAACTCATCCAATAGAGATACGACATGCACATCTATCTGCTGCCTACCTCTCACTGGTCGCAATGTATGTCTATATTTGTTTGCCTCACCCTTACACACATACAATGGCATCGTTTTTGTATCGTCGTAAGTGATGGCAGCAGCGTGTATTGTTACCTCTCCGTTCTGCCATCCGTTATGCTGTAAGTTGCGCCTCAGTAAAGTCACGTTATCAGGGTGTGGTTCGTAAGCGTATATATGCCTAACTCCTAAGCCTAACGCCCACACCGAAAATGCGCCAATATTAGCACCCAGATCAAACCATGTTTCCCCAGCCACTGGCGAGAGAAAACCTTTTCTACGATAATTATTTCTCCCCACAACTTCGGGTATTACTTTCTCATCAGTCGTATCAGGGCGCACCTCAAAATTGAAGCCGTTCAGTTGCATCAATTTAGTGTACTGTAAAGTTCTATTAGTCATACTGCTCAACTGGTTCTTATCCCCTGTTTACTGCGTTCTAGTTCTTCTGCTGCACTTCCACAATTTTTCATTTTATTCCGATAATAAAACACGCACGCAATTCTCTCGTATCGACCTACCACACCTTTGAACGGTGTATTACCATGCCATTCATGCACATTGGCGCAGAGTACGTCACCAGTGCGCATGTTCACTCCGATACGATATGCAGGAAAAACAAAATAACAGCCATCGCCTGTCCCCTTCCACATTGCAGACATAACACCCAAGCCTTCGGCATAATCGCCTTTGTCTGTATGTACTGCAGTTTGCCAGTTCTTATTGACAGTGATGGTTGTAAACACTGTATTATGAATTGTAAAATCGGGGTGCGTTTGTTTTATTATTGCATGTTGTGCAGCGTAACGCTCGGGCGAAACATCAGCGAACACATTATTTACTGCCGTTATAAAAGGCATAGCCTGTCTAAATCGCTCTGGGTGTTCCATGTTATACGCAGTCGTTCGGCAATATGGTATTCTTGCGTATCTATCCATATAACCCATAATGCCACTCATAACTACATTGCTCTGATGTGTTTTTGAGCCATTCGGTGTCACCAGAAAATCACTATCAATACTGTTGTCGTTATTCCAGTTTCGATTCTTTGCTACCGTTGCAGGCAGCTTGTTTTCGTCTATATATCCTGAAGCCACACCTCTATTGTTTGTAGGATGTGCCGCTTCATTTATATTGGTGTAAGCATCTTTTATGTAATTCTGTGGTATCACCGCTTTCCTAAAATGTAGCAAGTGATCTCCGCTTTCAGTCACGACATTACAATCTTGATCTATAAGGGTGTCAAAGCTGTCCTCATCGAGAAGCTTACCAGCTAATAGCTTTGTTTCTTTTGCGCCTATCTTTCGGTCAGCCTGTAGCACTAACATCTTTTATCGCCTCCCACACTGTATCCGTCAAATTATCGGTTTCGTATTTCCTGGCAAGCTGGTTCATCATTTCATTAAATTGATTGAATGTTTCTACATCAAAAAACAACTGCACCATTTTAACGTGACTTGCTGTTCCTTTAGGTATTACATAGTCACCGATGTCAGCAGCCTCCGCACCTCCTTGTTCCAGCTCCAACAAACTGCTGTCAAACATTCTGTCTATTTCAATGTGATTCCACCATTCTCCCAGCTCTACACCAGTGTCAGCTAAAAACTGCAAATTGTCTGTGTCCCATTCTAGATCAATTTCAGCAATGCGGTTATCTGCCAACGCTAGCCCTCTGCCGTCTTTACTTTCCAATTTTAGATCGGTGCGTTGGACGACTACCAACTCTTCGCCATTTGTTTGTACGACTTTTATTGGCAGGTCAATTTCGGCAGCAATTTCTACTGTCTTATTGCCAGCAATTATTTCACCGTCACGATCAACCAACACAGAACGCCCTGCACCATGTTGGCGCAAGGACTTTTCCAACAGACCCCGACCTCTTTGCGTGCCTTTGTTAGCGTTTTTTGTGTCTGGAGTTAGATCGCTCAATGAATTGATGGATCTCTTTTTTCCATTTGTGCTGTTCATCAATTACATCCTCGATCCAATTTCCCAGCCACAGTGCAGACACCAAAACCACACCAGCCAAAAAGGCTGCAAAGTGCTGAACAGTTATGTCCATACAATTGTAAAATTACAATGTTAGCCCCCTATTTGTTGCGCTCTAGTCCGCTTTCGATTCCAGTGCCTAAGCTGTAAGCAGCTAAACTAGCGGTAATTAATTGCAGTGCCTGAAAGTCGTCTATATTATCTTGTACAAATGATTGTGCTACTGCTATTAGGGATGCTATTAGCACCCAAAACTTTCTTGATTTTAGAACCTGCTTTACCTTTTCCATTGTAGTCTCCTTAAAAGCCTATCAACTCGGCTGCAGTTTTATTGTTATTTGTCAGGTTGCCTGGCATCTGGTGAGCGTTTTGTTTGTGTTTTTGTACGTGTTAAACCGTCTCACGACGCCTGTCCTGATCTGGTTATTCATAGCTGTGTCATGCTATACCGTCTTAAATACACTGTTAATTCTTGTTTGTCAATTCATGGCCGTGGTATTTGTCTGTGTTTATAGTCATTTTATTGTTGCTATATTTCTTTACATTTTATAGTTTTCGGTATATAATACAGACATTGAGAAACAACTACTAGAAAGGAGACTGAGACATGACTAGAAACAGCCACTTGAGAAACAGCAAAGATTTCGATCTAAAAGAAAGCTATAGGGCTTGGAACGGAGAATTTGGAGACAGCATAGTTACACACCATAACTTTAGTGAAACATTTGATAAGTGTGAAGTTTGTGGTGAAGATATGGAAGACGGTGATACCGCTGAGATGGTAGACACATCTGAATTTGGTGAAGTTGGCAAAGTTTATATGTGTCACCCAGATTGTGGAATAACCAATGGCTTTGCAGTAGCGTAAATAAAACAAAGGAGACTGAGACATGACACAAACTAGGGCAGCAAAACGAATTGAGGCACGCTACATTCCAGACGGTGCTACAGCAGTCAAAGATAGCGAATCGAGTGCAGTGGTGTATGTTTATCAATATGAGGATAATGCCAAGTTTTTTGCAATTGGTTATAACGCCACCAGAAAGAACCACGACTTTCACTATTACTATGCAACCAAAGAGGCAAGAGACAATAAAATACAAGCCTTTTTTGATGCAGCCAGAATGACGGAAGCCGAAAAAGAACGCAGAAAACAAGCACGTAAAACCACAGCAGATCATCAGGTTGAGGAAGGCGCTTTGTTCTATGAGTCATGGGGCTATGACCAGACAAACATAAACTTTTATCAGGTGGTCAAGGCACTCCCCAAGTCTGTCTATATTAGGGAAGTAGCCAGCACAGTGGTTGAGGATCTAGAGTCACAAGAGCTTGTAGTGCCAGTACCTGATAACTTTATTGGTAAAGAGATGATAAAACGTGTGAATGATATTGGTAAAGACTACTGCTTGCGCATGACATCCTTTTCGACAGCGTTTGTTTGGTCAGGTGCACCACTGGCACGGACTGGGCCTTACCATTTGCGCTAAATTGTTAGCAGATAAAAGGCAGAATTACTTCTGCCTTTTATTCTGGGAATAATATAAATAACCAGGAATATACAGGGAGGCTTTATGAGTGAGAAAGTTCGTAAAATATTGACATTGGTCGGGTCGCAGGTGGACCAAGAATTGCATGAGCAATTACAAGCCCAAGCAAAACGTGAGGACAGAAGCACTGCCAGCATTATACGGCAAGCACTAAAGATGTACCTAAAGTTAAACGACAACAAATAGCAATGGTACTTATAGTACCCAAAATAGTACTCAAATTAGAGTACCATTTAGATCTAAAAGGAGATTGAGATGGAAATGAATAAAAGTGGATTAGCAAAAGAATTAGTAACAGCATTAGTTGGTTTTCAAAGTAGCATCAGTTCTGTACCAAAAAGCACTAAAGGTTATAACTATAAATACAGCGACTTGGCAACCGTCTGGGATAGCATCCGCAAGCCATTAGCAGACAACGGCTTGGCAGTGGTGCAGACGACTAGAAACCTAGATGATTTGACCCCAGTTGTAATAACGACACTAATGCACACCAGTGGGCAATGGATTGAGGGCGAGCTGGCTATAAAGCCCACCAAGATGGACGCCCAGGGCGTTGGTAGCGTTATAAGCTATGCACGCAGATACAGCTTGATGAGTATATTGGGCATCGCTGCTGCAGGTGAGGACGATGACGGTGCAAAGGCATCAAAACCTGCAAAAGACTTAGCCCCCAAGTCTTGGATCACGAAATTGGAAGCCAAAATGATAGCAGCGGAAAATATGGGTATAAACGTTTCTGATCTGGCTATAGATAAGCACCCAACAAAGCAACAAATACAAGATACTGCCGCCAAACTAGATGGCCGCCTGGAGGCATTAAATGTTTGATACTATATTGAACACAGTCGAAGATAATTTAATGTTCATCCTGGTGGTGTTTGGGTTGCTTGGCATCCATCTATATCTTGCATGGTATAACAAATGACAGAAGAATATATTGTTGCCATACTGCAAAACCACATTGGTATCAATAATAGGATCAGTAGCAAAGACCTATTAACAAAACTAAATATGGTTGCCACTGCCACCAATAGGAAAATGAGACAGGCTATTGAAAGCCTGAGACAACAAGAGCAGGGTTCGTTGATCTGCTCAACAACCAAAAACGGTGGTGGTTATTTTCTAGCCACCACCAAAGCAGAACTAGAAAACTACCTAAGACAAGACGAACACCGATGCCTGGAGATGTGGCAGCGCATCAGAAAACAAAGACAGGCTGCAGGACTGAGTCTGAGTGAAGAATTACGGCAGCCTGTTTTGTTCCAAACACATGAGGAGACAACCCACTATGATTGTTGAAAAAAGCCACTGCTGTGAATGGGATGTATACGAACATTCCTACGATACCAGCCCACCGACATCCAGGTGCAAACAGTGCCAAGACAACTGTATGGTATTGTTTTTTGACAACGAAACTGGTGAAGAAGTAGACTTTTGCGCATTATTTGTTGATAACTTCATCGGAGCTTTACATGAATAGACATTGGATAAAGCTCTGGCTGGACTCGCTGGACGATGCCCGCTTAGCAACACTAAAAGACCCAGAATGGCGACTGGCGGTGGAGTGTTTTATGGTTGCGGGCGAAAATAGCAACGAAGGACAACTACCATCACTAAAGGAATTAGCGTGGCGTTTGAGGCGTGATCTAGTTCAAATGGAGGCTATGTTGGATGTTTTGGTCATCGCTGGGCTGATAGAAAAGAAGCGCAACACCTACACTGTCGCTAAGTTTTCTAAACGTCAAAGCGCAGTAACGAACACACAACGCCAGACAGCACATAAAAAAGCAAAACGTTATTTAAAAAGTAACGAGTCGTTAACAGAAAATAACGACTCGTTAACAGATAAGACAAGACAAGATGTTAAGAAAAGAAAAGATAAGAAATTTAGACTCGTTAACGAACAAGCATCTAAAAACCTAACTAAATACTTAGGTGGTATGAAATGACTGAAAATGTGGGCGTAGCGTTCAGGGCCATATGTAAAACACTAAACTACAACAAAGCATTAGTGCAGCATTGGGCGCAACATAAACCCATGCTAATAGATCAGTTAAACGAAAGCGCAGAACTGGTGGCTGCACTGGATATGAATTTAGATAATTTGTATCTAGTGCATGATGCCTGGAAGACAAAAGACTGGCGTGGGCAACGTGGGCAACCGCCCACGCCTTTGCAGTTGGCTGAAAACGCTGCTATATGGCACGAACAACGCAACAACGACCAACAGGAACTTGAAAGCCTAAACAAGCCCCAGTCATGGTATCAACAACAACTGGCTACAGGATCAACACCAAAAGAATTGGATAATATTATGCTCCAGGTGGAGCAAAAACGTGATAGCAAATGGGGCAATTATTGCACATGAAACTTAAACAATATTATCAAAGTAAAGTATGGCGCGATCTCAGAGAGATGAAACTGGATGAAGTAGGTCACAAGTGCGACAGCGAAAACAATTGGTGCGGAGGAGAGCTACAAGTACACCACAAAACATATACAAGATTTGGCGGTAATGAGTTTATGCGTGATCTCCAGGTATTGTGTCGATCTCACCACCAAGCTATTCACAAGCGCACTTTTACCGATGACGAAATAAGACAATACAACAA